CAGGGATCAGGCCAGCAACCCGATATTTAACGTGGTATCGCCACATATGCGCGCTGGCTTTGGTCTGATCCCAGATCCAATCTCCAAGCACCGTCGCACTTCTCTCAATTGGATCAGGGATCAGTCTCAAGTAACAAAGGATGATCTGTCCAATAGCCTTGAGTCCTAATCCCAGATCCATTAGCTAGAAGTATCCAATCTTTGCTTACTTCAAGCGGCTAGCCATGTATAGCCAATGGATCAGGGATCAGTCGGGTATTGTACCAAGACGGCAACAAGTTGCGGTATGAGGCACAACCCCGAAGATCTCCCCCTTTATAGTTTTTAGAAGCGATAAAGGGATAATGAGGCTTCAGATTTGTATATTAACAGAATATCCTATAATGTCAATGGACAAATTGTCGCAGTGGGGGCTTGAAGATGGGCGGGCCCACCCAAAAAAAGATTTAATTTGCCTTAATTTTGCCTTATTTATCATAGTACTATGGCAACAGAAAGCGAGGAATAAAATGTTTGGAAAAGATAAAAATGCAATCTTACACACTAACTTAATTGTTAAAGTTAGAAAGTATAAAAACGAGCAACCTTATTTTAGTTTTCATAATAACCCTGCAATAGCAGATGAAACTAAAGCAAGATTAACAGCAGAAAAATTAAATGAGTTAGCAGAATTGGACAAGGAAGAGAATTGGCAAACTCAATATTATTCTGTGTCATTAACTTTATAGAAAGAAATAATGCAACAGTTAAAGTTTAATTTTAGAAAACCAAGAAAGAAAAAAGACAATTCAAAAAATGGTGATGTATTTACTAATTGCAGGAATGATAGATGTAAAGCACCATTGTATAAGAATACAAGTCAATCAGATACGAGGTATTGTATGGATTGTTTATAACTACATATAGTGTGTCAAGTTAATTATTGGGATACTATAGAACTAATTGCCACAGTGATATAAATGTCACGCTACATATAGCGTGATATAAGTATCACGCAACAAGTGACATATATATCACAGTGGGGGCTTGATGATGGGCGGGCCCACCCAAAAAAAACAAATTACCTGCGACAGTTTGTCCATTGACATTTATAGGATATTATGTTATTATTCTTTTAACTTAACGAAAGGATTAAATGAATAAATGGAAACATTTTATTGTTTATTACTATGTTACTAAACCTATTAGTGTTGTTCATAAAAGATCAAAACTAATTAAAGCTATGAGTATTAAACACGCAAGGACTATATTTAGAAAAAAAGGACATGAACAAAAAATTGTGGAAATTGAACCAACAAAAGTATCTGGTGTTAGTTTTAATGATTTTTCAGTTTATGATCTTTAATAACAAATAGACTTCGTTGAGGACTTGACACGCTACATATAGCGTGTCAAGTTAAATGATAGGATCAATTGTCACAGTGACATAAATGTCACAGTGGGGGCTTGATGATGGGCGGGCCCACCCAAACAAAAAAATATTTACAACCTATAAGTGTGTGACATAAATATCACAGCTTAAAATTAATTGTGGATAACTTTAATTTAACTATTGTAATTGTAGGATATTCTGTTATTATTCTTTTATATTAACTTAACGAAAGAAATATATGAAAGCAAATCAAATACTTGAACAGTTCGCAAAAGAAGTGATTGATTCAATGAAAAAAAATAATGGCAGATGGGAAAAAATGTTTGGTGAAAACATCAATGCATTTAATTCTACTACTAACAATAGATACAGAGGAATTAACCAGCTAATGTTATCTTTTACAAGTGAAAACAAAGAATATAAAAATAATATCTGGGCTAGTTATAAACAATGGCAGTCTTTAAATGCTCAAGTCAATAAAGGTGAGAAGGGAACAGGAATAGTTTTTTATAAACCAGCGAAATATGTTAGTAAGAAAACAGGAAACCCTGTTCCAGCTGGAACTATTTTAGACAATAAAACAGCAAAAAAATCTTGGTCTGTTTTGAGAAGTTCTACTGTTTTTAATGTGTCTCAAGTTGATTTGACTAACAGTGAATATAAAATACCTGTAAGAAAAAACAGTAAACAATATTCAATAAAAGAAATTGATTCTTTTATTACTTCAACTGCTATTGAAATTAAAAACGAGGATAATAACAGTTGTTATTATGTACCATCTAAAGATTATATTAACATGACACCAAAAGAATTTTTTAGAGATACAAAAGATTCTGATGCAACTGTTAATTATTATTCTGTTTTATTTCATGAGTTAACACATGCAACGGGTCATAAGAATAGATTAGATCGTAAAAATAAATTTGATGATCATAAAAAGTCTTATGCTTTTGAAGAGTTGATCGCGGAAACAGGTTCAATATTATTTGGTAAACATTTTAAGATTGAAAAAACAATTAGACCCAATCATGCGCAGTATCTAAATTCATGGATTAAAGCATTACAAAAAGACTTTAGCTTTTTAACAAGCGCCATCGCTCAAGCGTCAAGGGCTTTTGAATACTATGTAAAGTAAACTTCGTTAAGAAATAGCCTATGCAGTTTATGCATAGGCTATCCTACTTTATCCCATGCAATAACTGCATACATCTTGAGGTTGTAGTGGGGGCTTGAAGATGGGCGGGCCCACCCTAAATCAATAGAGGTACCACGTCCATTTCGGAATTTGAACCTTTCTCATTAGGCAATTACCCTTTGTCAAATAGGGGTCCCAATGTTTACCCTTTATAGTCAGATTTGGACGGTTAATGCCGCAAAAACCATTATCAAAAGTAACCCCTTAATCCGCCTTGATTTATACTAAAATAAGGGATAAATTTCTAAAAATTTCAAAAAAATTTTTCAAAATGCAAGTAGACATAGAAAAAATTAAAAAATTACCACCAGATCAAAGAGAAGACTTCATGAAGATGTACTTGAAGCATAACGAGATGACCAAAGTGGATAATGTTCAATCAAAATTTCTAAGTTTCGTAAAGCATATGTGGCCTGAATTTATAGAGGGACCCCATCATAAAATTGTTGCAGAAAAATTTAATTCACTGGCTGAGGGCACATTAAAAAGATTAATTGTGAATATGCCGCCAAGGCATACAAAATCAGAGTTCGCCAGTTCCTTGTTGCCAGCTTGGATGATCGGGCGTAATCCAAAATTAAAAATAATTCAAACGACTCACACAGGGGAACTTGCAATAAGGTTCGGTCGAAAAGCAAAAACACTTATTGACTCTCCTGAATATCAAGAAATTTTTAAAACAAGACTTAGAGAAGATTCGCAAGCTGCAGGAAGGTGGGAAACTGCTCAGGGTGGTGAATACTTCGCAGCTGGTGTTGGTGGAGCGATTACTGGTCGTGGCGCTGATCTTTTAATAATTGACGACCCGCACTCTGAGCAAGATGCCTTAAACATGACCGCTCTCGAGAGAGCGTATGAATGGTATACATCAGGACCACGTCAAAGGTTGCAGCCAGGTGGCGCAATTGTTTGTGTAATGACGAGGTGGAATACAAAAGATTTAACGGGAATGCTATTGCAGCATCAAAAAGAGGCAAAATCGGACCAGTGGGATCTAATAGAGTTTCCAGCGATTATGCCATCAGGTAAACCTGTCTGGCCACAATATTGGAATGCCAAGGAACTGGAAACTGTAAAGGCTTCTCTATCGGTTGGTAAATGGAATGCACAGTGGATGCAGAATCCAACGTCAGAAGAAGGAGCCATTATAAAACGAGAATGGTGGAAGAAGTGGACGGGAGAAAAACTTCCAAAGTTAGAGCACGTCATACAATCGTACGATACTGCATTCATGAAAAAGGAAACGGCGGACTTTTCTGCTATTACCACTTGGGGAGTGTTTCGTGAGAATGAGGACCGACCCGCTAATTTAATTTTAGTAGACTCTTTAAAGGGAAGATACGAGTTTCCAGAATTAAGAAGGAAGGCTCTAGAATCTTACAAGTACTGGCATCCAGAAACTGTTTTGATTGAAGCGAAGGCTTCAGGACTGCCTTTGACCTATGAGTTGAGGAACATGGGAATACCCGTTGTTAACTTTACACCGAGCAAAGGAAATGATAAACATACTCGTGTTAACTCGGTCGCACCACTATTTGAAAGTGGAACGATATGGGCGCCCACAAATAAAAATTTTGCACAGGAAGTAATTGAAGAATGTGCAGCGTTTCCCTATGGTGATAATGATGACTTAGTTGACAGCATGACACAGGCGGTTATGAGATTTAGACAGGGAGGATTAATTCCACATCCTGAAGATTATAAGGACGAGAAAAGACCCCCTAAGAAGTATAAATATTATTGGTAGATTATGGCAAGAAATTTAGAAGAACCAGGTGCAAATTTTAATCAGTTACTAGAGTTATCTTTAAACCTTGAAAACGCAAGAACCTTTGCAGGAACAGTTGCTGATGCATCTACAGAAATGGAACAGTCACCAGATTCTTTTTTAAGACCAGGTGAAACTTTAGAAGACTTTGATGTATCATTTAGAAAACCCAGTGCTGCTGGTGGCAGAGTAGGCTATCAAGAAGGAAAGATAGTACTTCCACAAGCTAAGCCTAAAGAAGCTGTTTTAAAAAATAAAATGGAAGATTTTGAAAGATCTGTGAATCTTGCTGTTATGGGTATAAGAGGTGGTATAGATAAAGATATTATGGTGGATATGTTGCAGAAAAAACAAAATGAAATAGGTGTTTCTAATACTGATGCTAAAAACATTATTCAAAATTTTATGCAAAGATTATCAAGAGGTTTAAAATCTAAAGGTGGCAGAGTAGGTCTTGCAGAAGGAGACACGCCTAGTCAAGCGTGGATGAGAAATAATTTTTTTGAGAGCGGTTATGATGATAAAGGTGTAATTACTTTAGATGATTATATAAATGGCGGACAGGGATGGCGTGATTATATGGAATATGGACCAGGTAAATCGTGACCAAGAAACTAACAACCACAATCCCACCAAAATCAGGTCCAATGCCTCAAGGGTTGAATATTAATGATAATACTGTTAAGAACATATCGGAGAAAATAAATGGCAGAAATAGACAAGTCTTTACCAAACGTAAAGCAAACAATAAACGTACCTAGTCCAGAAGAAGTAGAAGTAGATCAACAGGAAAAACTTATCGAGCAACAAGAAGCTGGTCAACCTGTTGAACAAATTGAAAACGAGGATGGTAGCATTGATATAAATTTTGATCCCAATGCTGTGAATCCTGGACAAGATGCTGGGCACTTTGCCAATTTAGCAGAATTACTTCCAGACAATATTTTAGATCCATTAGGTTCTAAACTTTATCAAGATTTTACAGATTATAAAACTTCAAGAAAAGAATGGGAGCATTCTTACATTAAAGGTTTAGATCTTTTAGGTTTTACTTACGAAGAACCAACAGAACCTTTTAGAGGAGCTTCAGGTGCAACACATCCAGTTCTTGCGGAAGCGGTAACTCAATTTCAATCATTAGCTTACAAAGAATTATTACCTGCAGAAGGTCCAGTTAGAACTCAAATATTAGGAA